CCTGTAAGTAATTCAGCTATAGTTAGAACAGTTCCTAAGTTTCTACCAAATCCAAAATTTGATTTAGCTGACATACCAAACATAGAATGGACATCTTCTACCCAGATCTTACTGGATTTTAGTGCTAGTCCTTCTGTATGTAGCCAATTCCATGTGTCACAAATACTATTCTTTTTTAAATCTAACAGGGCAACGCTGTCTGGACTCTCTGAGTCCAGTACAGCGATTGCCCCATTAGTCCCTGGATCAATGCCTGCTATTAACATTATTTAAATAACGAATCTGTAGGATCCGTTGGTTTACTGTCCATAATGCTTGCGGCAGAGGTATTAGATTTAGTTTTGCCACTTTTATTAATAACGACACCGGTATTTTTGGTAGACCATCTTTCAAACATGGTTGCTGGCTGATTCTTTTTGATTTCATCGGCAGTTTTCCCATTTTCTACATTACCAAAAAACTTACATTCGTTAACAGTTTTAGTTTCTCCAGTAGGAACATATTGACCATTACCGTTTTTAGCCTGCTTATCTTCAATAATCTGATGTACGGCTACTTTAACGGGTTTATTTAATAGTTGTGTAATTACTGGTCTTTCAGTAGGAACCTTCTTACCTTGTTCCTTGTTATAAACACTGACAGTTTTCTTTTCTGCAGTTTGTCTCACTGTCTCTAGATTGTCACCTAAAACGGCTCTACATAAATGGTCTGCAGATAGGTATCCTGGAATAGGCATCTTCTTACCATTCTTTCCTGTATACCAAACTTTATTTCCTTTAGCTTTTCCAGATTTAATCCAGAAAGCTTCTTCTAATGTTTTACCATCAGAATTAACCAATTCAATATTAAAGCTTACTGCATCTGATTCTGTTTGGTCTAAATAGACCATTTTAATAACTGCATCATATACGCCTGATTCCCATAGAAATCCACCACCGCCAACTCGTTCAATGGAGGGCATTTCTATGTCACTAGGCAGTTCCCAATCACTCATAATTACCTCTTAATTTAATTGTTTATAATAATCATACATTAATAGCTTAATATTATTTATTTATTTCTAGATCTGGTTGTTCTTTCTGTTTTTGTACATAATTATCTAATACTTTTGTAAATTCTTTAAGTAGCATACCTGGTTTTTCTTTTAAAGCGGCTTCTGCAACTTCTTGTGCAACAGCAAGACCTACTTCTGTAGCAGCAAATACCACTTTTTGAACAAGATTAGCTCTTTTATTATCCATAGGAGTTCCTTTTTAATTGTGAATAGGCAGAGTCATGAGCTACGCAAGTGTATCTGTGACTCTTTTAAGGGCGCATACGCCTAGGACTAGCTCTTCACCCACCGTTTTATTTATAATATTCCTGGAGACGATTAATAACATGTTGAAGGTTATTATCTATGTAGGTTTCTTTTATCTCCCACATACCTCTAGGAGATCTCATTCGTTCATTTACAGTATCTTTTGTAAGTCTAGTTTGAAATACATACTTAAATCCAAGAGCTTTTTCTTCTGGATTAATAGTGTATAAAGGAGATTTAGCAACTTTATCATCTAGCTTACTTAAAGCTATTTTTTTAGTAGATATAACATTGGTAAAGAAGCTTTCAATTCCTTGATTCATTAGAGATCCTTTAACTTTAACCATTGTTTCATTTACCATTTCTGCTTCATTAAGAATATCAGATGTATGAGCTAGAAATATTACATTTTTAGTAGATTGAGCCACTATTTGAGACATAAGTACTTTCATATATTGAGCGTATTGTCCCCACGCTTGCATTGTATTAGTCGAATTTAATACTTTAACACTTTCATACATATCCATTAAATATGTGAGACTATCAATAACTATGGTATGTACATTTTTTATTTTATCGTTTTTTTCTGCTTCTTTAAAAGCTTCATAAACTTGAGGTGGATCTACAATTTTATATTCTTGAAATTTACTTTTAAATGGTAGTTTCTTTCCATTTTCACAATTTAAGTAAAGTACTCCTTCAGGTTTATCCATAAACATTAAACTAGCACTTTTACCTGAACTTGCTTTACCTGAAATTAATACTAAATGATCATTATTCATTTATATCGTCCCTACCTTTCTTTGAAATTCTTTATTAATAGATTTAATAATACTGTTTCTAAATTGATCTTCAGGGAGTGGAACTTCTAGACCATTATTAAATGAATCTAGTTTTTCTACTATTTCTCCTAATGGTAATTCTGCGTCAATCATTACCATGCCGTATCTATAAAGATGATTAGCTCTATTCCCTTTAGTTGTGTGGTTTTTAAACCAGCGTTCAATATTATTTACGCCGGTAGTACTTATAGTAGCTTTTATTTCATCAGATCTTTTAGTTTCTGGAATGAATAAAGTAGCATCAATAATACTTCCTTCATTGTATTCATAGAATCCGGGATGTGATGCCCACTTTCTAGCAATATCTTTAGCTGCTTCATCTACAGGAAAAGGAAGCCACTCAAATACGTTAACCATGAATTTTGAATATTCTTGACTATTTAATTTAATTCTATGAGATATAGGAAGAATAAGTCTAAATCTATTTAATTCATCCGTATGCCTTTTAGTTGTAGAAATTAAAAAGGTATAATCTTCTAATAGTATTTTAACTGTAGGTATACTAACGTCTCCATCACAATCTAATATAATTAAATCGAACCCTGGAATTACATTCTCACTTTTACGGTGTTCATTAACAAATCCATGAGCTGTATACTGATATCCTTTATCTGATGTTGTTAGCATATGCAATTTATCAAATGGTGGATGTTCTAACTTATATCCATATGCAATGTCTTTACTTATACTAACTGTTAGTTTATTTAAATTTGTCTCTGATAAAGTTTCTCCTTGGAAGAACTCTATTTCATCTAACATTCGTTTCTTAATAATTATATTATTACGATAGCCGAATGAAGTAGCTAGAGTCATTAAATCTTTTCTTTGAGCTTCTGAGCCTTTGTAAAATGGCAGTTCTTCCATTAACTCATGTTGAGTTACTTCGTTATCTACATCAGCTAAATAATGAGCTAATCTCTCATAAGGTCCTTGCTTACGCATAAGAGAATGAAAAGCTTCGCCTGAATCTTCTATTACATTGATCGCGTAATCTAAATTATCTTTAGATATGTCTGTAGAATTATCCATAAACGTGTAAGCACCTGCTAATTTAATAGCTTTATGGTATCTATGGATCATTTCAGTTTTTTGGATAGCCATATGATCTTTCATATCATCTGCTAATTCTTCACATTTCATTCTATATGCTAATAGATGAATAGAATTTTCATCTGTCATTTGTAATACAGGTCCAAAGGGTCTTTTAGCAAAGTTTACGAATTCTTGTTGAATAGAATGCATTTCCGTAGCTAAACCGGGATCTGTCATCATTTTATATCGTTCTTCTGGAGATGCGTATTTAGTTCGGTGACTATCTGTTGTATACCCAAATAGTAGTCTACGGGCATATCCTGTTTCTAAGAACTGTTTAAATTCTTCTTCTATTTTTCCTCCATCTAATAATTTTGTTGGTGTACCAAACATCATTAAATTAGTTGGGGTATTTCCTTCTAATTCTTCTGATCTAATATTATCTTGAGTATTTTTAATGAGCTTCTGTTTTACTAAACCTACATCGTATAATTCTAAAAATGTATTAAGTACATCCGCATTAGCTGACATATTAGATCCAACTTCATCTAACTCTAGATTCATGGATCCTGCTGAAGCTAATAGAAGCTTCTCTCTCATTTGTTTAACTGCTGGAGTAGTTCCACTGTCAAAGCTAAAAGCTAGTTCCCCTAAATTTTCAAAATGAGTTTGAAATTTTCTTAAACATGAATCGTATTCTTCATTATAAGGTACTAGACTTTGACCAATATTAACTCTCCATTGAGCTCTTTCGGCTGCTAGGGTAGCTATGTTTTCTTCTGCTTTCTTAGGGAATACTTTAGTTAGAAATTCTTTTTTAAAATAATGTATAAACTCTCTTTCTAGTATATTAGTAGAATGTCCTTTACCAGTTCCTGATACCATTAAGTTAAGTACATAGGTATTAACTGGTATTACGTCTCCTGCATACATAATGTTACATCTCATCATGGATGCAACTTTACATAGATAGTATCCTGTTAAAAGTCTAAAAAAATGTCTATTATCGTTGTTAACTTTACGTACTAGTATATCTACTATCTTTTCAGAAAATGGATGATATTTTTTCATTTATACCTACTTGCTATCCATAAACCGCTGTAAAATACAGTCATGGCTATGATGGCGTAAAGGGAGAATATTCCCAGCAATTCGTACCATGCTGGCATGTTAGTAACATAATAGGTTTGTGATACTACACCTTGTTGGGTATGAACTATAATAGTTAATTTATTATCCTCCATGATTTCCTTTCTTGGTGCAGATTTCAGCTATAGTTAAATAGTTTCTACCATCTTTATAATTATCTTCTATGTTTGGATTCCACGCGGAGCGCACAATCTTTAATAGATCCATCTTTAATGCATACAAATGGGCAAGATTTACATTACCTGATTCTTTAGCATATTGATTAAGGGATTCACACATAGTTGCCCATGTTTCAAAACAACGTTTAGGAGGACCGTACTTGGATTCTCTATCTTCCAAGATCTGCTCATCGGTCATTTCGTCATCAGTCATGCTTTACCTCCTGCAATTCTTTTAAAAAATGCACAGCTACATCAATTAATACTTGTTCTAATTCTGACTCAGAGCATTCTTCTAATATTACTTGTATATATTTTAGTTTTTGTTCATTACTTAGTGGCATCGGAAGCCTCCTCTTCCTTTATTTCTTTTGCAATTAACTGTATTGTATCGTTTTTTGAAATCACATCTATAATAGCTAGATTGCTAGCGGTATCTATCTCAGATACCCAAACAGGGGAATTAGATTGCATAATAAAATCTTTATAAAAACTATCTACTTCCGTAGCAGCTATAAATGATTTATTAAAACAGCTTTCACATATTTCAATAAATTTAGCTACACTTATAGAAATATCAGTAGGAGTAAAAGCTAATTCATTAGGTTTACTATAGTAACTGTGGGGTATTCCTGGGGATAATTCAGCATGCCCGCTAATTACTACGGGTAGGCTACTTCTTTCTTTTCGTAATGCTTTAGTTAAACTTCCTAAAGTCATTTGATAATCAGATGCTTTTTTAGGAAATAGTTTATTTAATAGCTTTCTTTTCATTTAACCTCCTTAAACAAAGTAGTGCCCTTGGGCGGATTCGAACCACCTACCACCGTTCTATCAACAGTTGCTCTGCCAATTGAGCTACAAGGGCATACTATTTATACCCTTGTAGTAGGGTT